TTCCGATTCATGACATGGACAGCGATTATGCTCAAAGTTGTGATGAGCTTTTGGGAGCAATTAACAGTCAGCGGCTCAAGCACCGAAATCAGGCATCACTTACAGAGCAGATTCTTTCAGCTGTGCAATTGAGGCGTGGTGATGGTGGATGGGTCATTGGGAGGCGTGCCAGCGGCACCGCTGTTTGTGCAGCCGTAGCATCAGCATTGGTCACACACTTTGCGACACGCCCAGAAACGGAAATAGACATTTTGGTGGGTTGATCCTTGACATTTTGAGAAAATGCGCCCATGGGATTATTTGATCGAAAGCGCACTATTGAAACTGTCGCGGTTGCACGCGGTGCTGATGTAGCTGCACAAATTGGGCCAGCTCCAACGCTAGATGCGTTTTTCCCATTTGGTGGAGCTGATTACATTGTAAGCCGTGAAGAAGCAATGAGTGTGCCGGCAATCGCTCGTGCACGAAACATGATTTGCAATTCAATTGCCACAATTCCTTTGATTACGCGCGACAAAGATACAGGTGCAATCATTGATCAACCTGTTGTGATTTCCGATCCGGACAAGCGGGTACCAGGAGCCGCATCATGGGTGTGGGCGTGTGAGGATTTACTATTTACAGGATTTTCGTATTTCCAAATAATTGATTTATTTGCAGACACAGGCCGCGTGCGCCAAATGTGGCGCGTTGCTCCAAATCGCGTTGGTGTTTTCTTGAATTCAATTGGCACGCAGATTGAGTATTACACAGTCGATGGATCGCGTGTGCCTATGTCTGGTGTTGGCTCACTTGTTGTGTTTTATGGTAACGATGAAGGTTTATTGAATAGAGCTGGTCGCACAATTCGTGCTGGTGCAGAGCTTGAAAGAGCTGCCGCAATGTACGCAAAAGAACCTGTGCCATCGATGGTTTTGAAATCAAATGGCACAGCATTGCCAGCTGATCGAATTGCAAAACTTTTGGATGCTTGGGGAACAGCTCGTAGAAATCGCGGCACCGCGTTTCTCAATGCTGATGTCGAACTTACAACAGTTGGATTTTCTCCAGAGCAAATTGGCCTCAATGCTGCACGCGAAATCATTGCAACCGAATTGGCACGCGCCGTGGGAATTCCGGCTTACTTTATTGATGCGCCGACTGGATCATCCATGACCTATGCAAACGCCCAGACGGCGCGTCAAACTTTGTTGGACTTTTCGCTTTTGCCGCTGATGAACAGCATTGCCAGCCGTTTATCAATGCCAGATTTCACGCCATCAACACAACGCGTGGAATTTGATCTTAAAGCGTATTTGCGCGGATCAGAAAAAGAGCGTGCAGAGATTTACAAGATTTTATTTGAGATCGGGGCGATCACCACCGATGAAATTAGACAAATGGAGGACATGATCTCATGAAGCTAACAACACCAATGCACATCACGGCAGCTGATTCAGATTCACGCACAATCAGCGGTCGCATCGTTGCTTTCAATGAGCACGCAAACGCATCAACCGGCAAGGTTGTATTTGCTCGCGGATCAATTCAGCCACAAGATGTTTTTTTGAACCTTGAGCACGACAACACACGCAGAATTGGCAAGAGCATTGCCATGACTGTGAACGACAAGGAAATGACAGCAACATTTAAGATTGCCAACACAACAGCCGGCACCGATGCACTTACAGAAGCAATGGAAGGCTTACGCGATGGATTTTCAATTGAGTTGGCTGTGGACAATTACGAAATGCAAAAGGATGGCACCATGAAGGTGCTCAATGGTCAGCTGACAGCTGTTGCGCTTGTAACAGAGCCAGCTGTGCGATCAGCTCGCGTGCAAGAAGTTGCCGCATCAGAAGATTCTGAAACTGAAACAGTTACAGAGACAACAAACCCAAATGAAGGAGACAAGATGGACAACACTACCGAACCAGTAGCTCCTGCCGTTGAACCGGTAGCAGCTCCAGAAGTCGCACCTGTACAGGCATCACGCCCGGCTTACTACACAGCACCACGCTCACCAATTGTGGACAAGGTTTCTTACCTTGAGCACTACCTACGCGCAAGCGTTTTGCATGATGAGGATTCTCGTCAGTATGTCAAGGCAGCTGACAACACAACATCAACCGCACCCGGCATGATTCCAACACCACAGAGCACACAGGTGATCAACGCACTTGCAAATGCTGATCGTGGCACAATCGATGGCATCAGCAGAGAAACTTTAGTTGCAGAAGGAATGACATTTGAATTGCCTCGTGTAACGGCTGTACCAACAGTTTTGCCAATCAACGAAAATGACGCAATCACAGAATCATCACTATCAGCAACATTTTTGTCAGTTTCCGTACAACCTTTCAAAGGCCGTGCGATTTCGACAGTAGAGCTCATTGATCGCAGCCGACCAGAATACCTAACCGCGTTGCTCCAAAATCTTGAGTTTGCATACGCAAAAGAGACAGATGAGTATGCACTTGCAGCAATGCAAGCGGCAGTCACTACCACGACAGCACAGGCAGCAAATTCAGCAACCGGATTCCTTGGATACACATCTAAGGCAGCCGCAGCCGTTTACGGCGCATCACTTGGTTTTGCTCGCTCATTGATCGTTTCACCAACACAATGGGGAAACATCATGGGATACAACGACAATGGAGCACCGCTTTACAATGCGGCACAACCATCAAACGCAGCTGGAAATGTTCGCGGAGATTCATTGCGCGGTGTAGTTTCACCGGGTCTGAACCTTTATGTTTCACGCTCATTTGGTAACGCTGGTACAACAACAGCTGATGCCGATTCTTCAATGGTAGTTGTCAATCCAGATTCTTACACATGGTACGAATCTCCACGCTTTACGCTACGCAGCAACATCAACAGCGATGGAACAATTGACATCCTGTACTACGGCTATGGCGCACTAGCTGCCAAGGTGCCAAACGGCGCACAATTTAACAACCTCCCATAAATCACTATCGGTAGCGGTCGCTCCCGAACGCTACTGACACGAAAGGAACCGAGATGCCATCAATAGTTACAGCCTCGCAGCTGAGAGCAATTCTTGGTGTCTCGGTTTCTTTGTATAGTGATGCTCAATTGGATTCTTACATAGATTCCGCAGAGCAAACGATTTTGCCTTTACTTACGCAATACCAATCATCGGTGACTTTTGCCAATGTGGATGAATCCGTCATTTATTTCACCACAATGCGGCCAAATTATTTTGTGCCGGGTCAATCTGTTGTTGTTACCGGGGCCGGAACTTACAGCGCGACTTATACAGTCACCGATGATCGGATTGAGCCATACACTTTCACAGCTGCAACAAATGCGGCTAATCGTGATTATCCATTGCCGTTTATTCCAGCGGCAACAGCGACATTGAGTGGATCATCGGCAGCGCAGCTGTACGCATCGACACCACCAATTGAAAATGCAATCTTGGTTGTAGCGGTTGAAATTTTCCAGAGCATCACAGCTCCCGGCAACCAGATCATGTCAGACAATTTCCAGCCGTCACCATTTATTCTCGGCCGCAGCTTGAGCAATAGAGTGATTGGTTTGCTTGGCCCATTTTTGGATGTTGAAACGATGTGCCAATGAGCATCGAATCCGCAATTCGCACGCCACTTAAAACAGCACTTTCAGGCATTGCTGCCAATGTGTACAACGGCATCCCAGAGACAATGACATCACCAAGCATCTGTTTAATCCCGGATGCGCCATATTTGGAAAGCGTTTTAATCAATGGCGCAACAACAAAAGTCAAAATCAATTTAACTGTCACCGGTGTTGTGGCTTATGCCAACAATGCCGCAGCTTTAGACAATCTTGAAACATTGATGATCAGCATCATCAGCGCAATGCCCGATGGATACGAAGTGGGCAATGTGAATCAACCTCAACCATTGGAAGTCGGTGCGGGCAAATACCTCACAGCCGATTTACAAGTAAGCACCTACTACACCAACTAAGGAGAAATCATGCCAACAACAATCGTGACCGGCAGAGACATCACATTTACCATTGATGGTGATTCGTATGATGCTCAGGCCACATCAGCAACATTAACAATTGATTCAACAATCAATACATACCAAACACTCGATGGCAAGGCTTATTACACAACCGATACTCAAGGCACATTTGCCGTTGAAATGTTGGCAGATTGGCCAGCTGGAGGATCGCTATGCAACGCGCTTTGGACAGCGGCAGACACAGCACCAAACACACCATTGGCGGTTGTTTTCACAGCTGCATCAGGATCGGTGTTCAATTTTGATGTGCAGCCAATTTTCCCATCAGCCGGAGGCACCGCACCAGATGCACAAACTGTTTCACTATCCTTTACCTGTGTAACAACACCAACGCTATAAACAAAGGAGATCGGGAGCATGAAATTACCAATCACAATTGAATTTACTACGGGGGAAAGCGCAACCTATACCGCGCTTCCACCGGAGTGGATGAAATGGGAACGCCAAAGCGGAAACACAATTCAACAAGTAGCCGAGAAATTGGGCATTGCTGATTTGATGTTTCTCGCTTATCACGCGATGAAGCGCGAAGCAGCCGGAAAGACTGTGAAGCCTTTTGAAGTGTGGTGCGAAACTGTGACTGACATCAGCATGGGAGAATCCGAAAACCCAAAAGCTACGAGCCGGGAAGCTTAAACCGGATCATTTGGGAATTGGCCATCCACACCGGATTGTCACGATCAGAGTTTCAAACACCAGAGGATGTCTTAACCGCTTTTGAGATTCTAAGGACAAAAAATGGCAACTGAACCAATCACTTATGACAAGAGTGATTTGCGCGGAATCATCAAGGCTTTCAAAGCCATGGATGAGCAAGCTGTTTCTGAGGCCAAAGGCGTTTCAAATGGATTGGCCACTTATCTGCAATCCAAAGTCACAGCCGCAGCTGGTGGCCGGCCAAATAAGGCGGCAATTCGCATTGCTCAAGGATCGCGTGTAAGTAAGTCATCAAAGATTGGTGAGATCAGCTATGGCTTTGTATCTCAAAAATTTAGCGGTGGTGGCACAACGCAACAGCTTTGGGGTGGTTACGAATTTGGCTCACAGAAATTCAGACAATTTCCAATCTGGTCTGGCAAGGCTCCCGGCGGCATTGGATCATTTGGATATTTTATCTATCCGACAT